TAATTTTATTATAGATTGGAAAGCTCATTGTGTAGTTTCTCGCGTCAAGCGAACCGTTCGTAAACAAGTTGGTCTAGGTATGTCCTGGGCGGTTTATGTTGCCGGTGCTGGCGCTCTTTTTGTGTTTCTCAAACGCTTGTATGATAGGCCTTCTGGTCCTAAGCAAGAGGGTAGGAGAAACCATCGTCGTTCTTTGTTGGATATCGTTGAGTTTGTTGTTGCTGGAATTATTCTAGCATGTACAGCTGCAATTGGTATTCCTAAAGCTGCTTCTCTTTGGTCTTCATCACGTGCCTATGTTGGTATGGTACTATTTTTCAAAATACATGCCTTGGCTTGATGAAGAAGAGGAGGGTAAAGTAGCAGCTGCGATTGATGAAGGTGTTCAAGCTATTGATTTACACCTCAATCATCCTGTTCCTAATCAGTTTGTTCCTTTTGTATCCAGTGGATATGATAATGGTTATTTTGATGATGGTACCCCAGTGTGTAAAGTTTACATTGTCGGTTCGGACCTAAAGCAAATTCTAAATTCTGTGAAGCTCATGAAGGCAACATAGGATTAACTTTTTGTGAAAATTGTTCTAAACGTCATAAGTTTGATGCTAATAGCACTATACGCGATCGTTATTGTGATGATTGTGTACAAGGTTATGATGATGGGTTTGAGTCTGATGATGATTATGTCTCTCCACCTGAGGATTTGAAAGAAAATAAGGTGCAACAGATGTTGCCTTTAGCTCCTCAACAACCTCAACCTGTAGCTCAGGCATTTGTTCGTTATGGAGCTAATAGAATGTGGCTTTCCTGGCCTCGTTTTTTTCGTCCTCTTGGACGTATATTTGGCAGGAATGGTCGTCTTCAAATTATACCTCATTTCACTCATGAAGTTTGGTATAATGAATATTCTATTTTGTGTGCTTCATTTTCATCTGATGCTTTAGCTTCAGATAATAAATTGTATCCACTTATAGTCAATGGTCGTGAGTTAGTTGTTTTTAGTCCTATAGGCTCATATCGTTTTTATCATGAAAATAATTCGATTCATATGAGTTCTATATCTTCTAGCGCTACTCCTTTCCATTTGGTTATTTATTATTATTTATCTCCTTCCTACTGGCGTGGTCGTACCATAGTTATTTCTAGTAGGATGCGTAATGAGTTTTTTATTTGTCTTATGGTTATCTGTTTGTTACTTGCCGGTTTGGTTTTCTTGTTGAAAAAAAGAAGACGACAGCGTCAAGCGTCGGAATCTCATCGATTCAAACGCTACAATAAACAGGAAGGTAAGAGAAGTAAAAATACTCGTGTTGCTCGTGATTTATGGTATGCAGCTCATCTTACGGAAGATGAAATTTCTGATCAGTTAGATAAAGCTAAACGTAATAATGATTATGAATTAGAAATGCGTGCAACCTCCTTGCAATATATGCGTCATGCGGTTGATGAAGCTTATGCTCGCTCTGGCAAGAAAGTAGCCAAAGCTCAGTATTTAGAAGAGTGGTTTCCCTCTAATAAATCTGATGATGCTGGTATAGGCGTTATTTACCGACGTGACCAAAAGAAAGAAGATGCTTTGTTGAAAGAGTTCAATAATGTTCGTGAAGAAGATTCTTGGACAAAGTACATCGCATCTGTTGAAGCTAAGTTTCAGGAAGCTGAGAAGCGCGCTGTCCATCTTAAGGACAGAGAGCGCACTGAGTTTCGTGAGACATTAGATGAATGGTTGACTCAAGCTGCTACCATGGGTAAAGCTTCTTTAACGGAACGTGTCCGATTCAGAGATGAATTAGATCGTGCTGTTGAAAATCTTGGCGTTAATATACGTCAGTTACCCGTTGGTTCAGGAGCTGTTTTAACTACTCCTTTTAAAGTTGATTCTACTTCTCGTGCTCATCATATCACCGCTCAGCTTGAGCGTGAATCTATTGTAGCACGTCCTTCTTTAATTGAACGTAAAGAAGAGAAAGAGAAAAAAACCCCACATCCGGATCTTAAGCTTGAACCACAAGTTAAAGGTAGAAAGTGGGGTGATATTTCTGAAAGTAAGAAACAAGATAAACAACGTCGCGTTGCAAAAAAATGTCGTCGTTGTAGTGGACGTCATCCAACTGACAAGTGTCGTATCAAATGTACATCTTGTTGGGAGGTTCGTAAAGAAGTGTGTGACCATGAAATTGTTTGTAAAACATGCAATGGTAAGGGTCATTTCATTTGTCGTTCGACTATTGAATGTCGTAATGGTGATAAGTGTGTTCATAAAGGTTGTACTTTTAAACATCCTATTGCTCCATTTGTCCCTCTTAATGACAAATCTGTCGATTCAGGTATTCTTATCCAGCAAGCTGAAAATAAACAGGAGTCCCTTTTGCAGGGTGATAATATTATCACCGTTGCTCAGGGTTTGCAATCTACTGTTTTAATTCGTGCTCATCGTCAGAAAGATAATGAATATTTCGTTCATGGTACTGTTATAGGTCAAAAACTTATATCATGTGCTCATTCTTTTCAGGAGTGGAAGGACGAGGGGCCATTTACTGCTTATCGTCCTCATTGTAAATTTGTTCCAATTGTTTTTGAGATTAAAGATGTTGTTGAAACTAAAGTTCCTGATGTTGTTATAATTAATACTAAACCTATTAGTTTAAGATCGTATTCCTTTCGCAAACCTATGAAGGGTGAGAAAGCTTCGATTTTTGTTTATAATAATCAGGGTGCTGCCGCATCTTCTACATCTCAACATTGTATGCCTGATGGTCATGAACCTAACTTACGATGGAATACTACATATTCTTCTGAAAATGGAATGTGTGGTGCTCCTATTATATCCACTGAGGATCATAATTTGATTGGTATCCATCGATGGGGTACTAATAAAGGTAAACAAAATGGTTTTAATCCAGTTACTGATGATTGGTTGGACCTTTTTCAAAAGAAGGGAAATGGACCATCGAGCATGTAATTAGCTGGTGGAATACCCATTTCCCTGAAATACCTTTACATTTGAAAACTTATGAACCTTCAGTGTTGTTTCGAAAGTATTTTAAGAATGCAGATTTTATTGCGCGAGTTAATCGCGCTGTTAAATTTAATGACAATTCTAAACAAGATACTTTTTTTAAAAAGTTTATTAAAGACAATAAAGTGGAATATCATGAAGAATATGGATATGCTCAACCTACCATTGATAGTGGTTATTTGAGTGCTTCTTCTTTTGTTGCTCCTCAGCCTTTAGTTAAACCTCGTGAATGGTTACTAGCTTGTAAGTTTTTGGAACGTACTTTTTTTCCAATTATGGGCTATTCTAACCTTACTTCCGATCATGTTGTTATTTCACATATGAAAAGTGACACTTCCACTGGTTTTCCATTAAATTTGAAATATCACCTTAAAGGTGATTTTATCAAACGTTTTGGTTTAAAGTGGTTTCGTCATTCTTTCTTTTGTTTGAGTAAACAAGTTGTTCCCCCTTCTTTGTGGCAAATTTCACAGAAGTATGAGATGCGAACGCTTGAAAAATTACGTGATAATAACATACGTACATTTCTTCCTAGTGATGTTCTCTTTGTTTTTAATTTGAATAAATTTTGTTTAGATATGAATGAAAAACTTTATGCCGATCCTGTTACTACCCCTAGTTTTCTAGGTGGTACTAAATATCGTCTTGGTTTTCATCGTCTTTATCAACGTTTGAGAAAACATCCTAATTTCTTTGAATGGGATCTTTCTAAAATGGATCGAACTTTGTTTGCACAATCTTTGCGCGCTGTTCGTGATTTTAGATGGTCCTGTATAGAAATGAATGCTGGTCCTGGTGATAAAGAGCGTTTTTTTTATCTCTATGATCAGATTATTCATAGTCTTTGTGTTTGCGAAGCCGGTGACATTTTTCAAAAACATGGTGGTAATCCTTCTGGTAGTGCTAATACTGCTACCGATAATACTTTAGCTATGTTTGTCATTGTTGCTTATATGTGGATTTGTTTAGCTCCTGAAGGTATGAAAGATTACGAATCTTTTCGACGGGAGCTTGAACTTGCTTGCTATAGTGATGATGGTCTTAATAGTGTTAGTGATAAAGCCAAAGTTTTTTGGAATCCTTCCAACCTTAAAAAAGAGTTTCTTACTCTTGGGTTGGTTCTTAAGATTCCTTCATCTGGTTTTGTTACTTATAAAGATTGTACATTTTTATCCCATAAAGTTCATTGTGTTGAGATGTATGGTAGTGAGTTACTTCTTCCTTATCTCGATTACAATAAATGTATTAGTTCAATGATACAATGTCCTTTAGTTGATGATGTTCGATACTCTTTGATGCGTGCTTCTGCCGTATTGCAAGAGGGTTGGTATAATCTTCAACTTCGTAATGTTCTTCGTTCGTATATTAATTACGTTCTCACCAATTACCGTTCATATTTGGTTGGTGTTGTTCGTGATATTGATATGCAAGATATTATAAATTCATTGCGAAGCGATTCGTATTATGAATCTTTGTATCTTGGTCATGAAGGTTTATGTTCTTCTTAATTTGGGTTGTGCACCTAAAATTAAACCCGTTTAAAAAAGAACTTAATATGCCTCGTAATGATCATCTTCAAACTTCTGCCCTTGGTTTTAATAATCGGGGTGTTTCTACTAGGCCTGTTAAAGTTCGGCTGGTTGCGCCTAAAGGTAGGCCAGCTGTTCGTCGTAGGCGTACTAATCGTCGCATTGTCGTTGCTCCGGCTCCTCGTTCTTCTAGACCCACCAAATCTAAAAGATCGGCGCCGGTTGCTCTTGCTAATAAAAGATCATCTGTTCCCATGCGAATTACAAAAGCCATCTCAGGCCCCTCAGGTGAGGGCGTGAGAATTCAAGGTCGTGAGATTATAGGGACATTTAGTGCCACTGCTCCTCAAGCTGGTTCTATTTTGTTTTCTATATATATCAACCCTATTTTGTATGCTCAAACTAGATTAGGTGCTATTGCTGGTGTCTTTGATCGTTTTTGGTTTCATTCTATGAATGTTGAAATGAACCTCGGTCTTCCCACATCCACAGCTGGTACTGTTCTTGGTTTTTATGATAATGATCCTAATGATATCATTACTAACTTGGGCAATGCTCAGAGAGCTGTTGCCGCTTCTGCCCATAAAGGTGCTAAAGAGTTTTCTGTTTGGTCTAACATGTCCTTTCCTTTGCCTGTTATTCCTAATCAAATTGTTGGAGGTTTGGTTGAGAGTCAAATGCCTTATATTTCGTTTGATCCTTTCCAAACTCTCTTAACAACTCAAGGTACTTTTAATCTGTTGGTGGGAGGCAGCATAGCAGCATCAATTTCAGCCAATGTTTGGTTGCAGTATGATGTTACGTTGTTGTTTCCTGCTGAAACTGTTTATTTTTCAGGCTCTTTTGCCTACAATGTTGAATTTTTTGGTAATAGTGGTATTGGTCGTTATCAATATCTTATTTCCAATCAAAGTAATGCTGGTTCTAATAATTGTCTACATAATGATTCATATGTCATTAGTTCTTTGGGTAATCCGGTTCAAGTTTTCCGTGTTTATTTACCTGGCATTTATTATGTTACTTTGCGTGTTGCTGGTTCCAGTATGGCGTCGGTTAATCCTTGGTTTGTTAATAATGGTACTAATATTGCCAATTATGCTATTACTAATCAAAACTTTATTTACCAATCTGGCACACCCAATTATGTTTTTGCAACTGCAAAACTTACTGTCACAGGCAGTCCCTCTTCTACTCAAGATGCTGGTTTTTATCTTGACCTTGGATCGGGTGCCAATACTAATACCTCCTACTTATCTTGCTTGACTATTAATTATGTCGGCAACTTATGGACTGGTGGTCATACGAAGAAAATGTCTCGGGGTCTTTACGCCGCCATTGATTCGTATATGCGAGAACACAAAGTGTCTTACGATAATTCAAGATGTCCTCCTGAGTTGAAATTTTCTGGTAATGGTGAATCCATTCAACAGATCTCTTCCTCCGACGAAAAGACTTATGTTCAAGTCGATAATCTTGTCCGCTCTTTCGAACCATTAAGCTTGCTTAATGTGCCACGAAAGACTGAAGTGAAAC